CCCGATCTTCATAAATAAAGCCTTTGTATACAATAAATCATTCATGAAGACAAAAATAGGTGCACAATTCTGGGATGAAGTTAGGGGAGAATTGCAGTTTCCTCAACAGGCAATGCATGACTATATTGACAATTTCTATCGCACAGTATATGGCCCAGCAGTTGCTCACAACGCGGTTACTTACTGCGATTGTGATCATTGCACAGCCCTCGCATTCAGGCGAATGACAGCGGCACGGGAGCCAGAATCTGGACCTGACGATGTGTACGGAACCCTTGGAGAGCGCGAGTTGAGCGAAAATCAAGTTCGGTTTTATGCACAAGAAATGCCACAACACATAAAAACACTCAAGCGTAAATATGGCTCATACTTAACACCAGAAGCACCGCACCTCGAAGATATGAAAAGACACATATCCGACCCGCACCCAAAGCGACGACTCCGGGAGGACACAATGTCCGAACTGGAGCGAGAAGGTCTACTAGAGCGTCGACTCTTTTGCAAATCAGTCCTTTATAAACTGAAGAGAGAGGAGTATGCGAAACCTGACAAATTGGGACGCATGATAGGCGACCTAGGAGTCGCCGCATCACTACAAGGTTATAGGCTCATGGAAGCACTGAAGACAGCACAGTCCGAAGAGAAATATGAGTTCGACGGAGGATATATAAGATTCGTAAAAACACCAGACCCAGATGTACTGGAAGAGGTGTTTCGTGACTTAATAGATCCACCCGGTGAATTTGTGTATGTTTATTTCTCAGATGACGCATGTTACTCAGAGCGTACGCCGCAAGGGATACGAATGACGAATATAGACATATCAAGTTGTGATACGTCGCAAGGTCCCTCAGTATTTCAAGCCCTAATAGACCTTATGCCAGAAGATCAAAAATCAGTGATGCAGGTATTGGTAGATCAATGTAAACTACCAGTCCGGTTGGTAAGCAGGAGCAATCGTCGTAATGTATGCTTACTTAAACCACTAAACCCTCGATTGTACTCGGGGTCCACGATAACAACAGCAATCAATAACATGGCAAATTTAAGCATAGCCATAGCTATTCGTAGAAATAGAAACATGTCGGAAGTGCAGGCAGCTCGGCAAGCGGGTTTCATTATTACAAGTGAACCATGCTTGAAACCCGAGCACCTACAGTTCCTCAAGACATCCCCAGTGCAAGACGTGGACGGCAATTGGAAGCCAGTTCTAAACTTGGGAGTGCTACTTCGTTTCTCGGGGTCGTGTAAAGGAGACCTGCCGGGCAGGGGGGATTTGCAACTACGGGCGAAGGTGTTCCAAGGAGCACTTTTGAACGGGTATATGGCCAAGGCCAGTATACCTATGCTTAATGCATTTAGGAGGCGATATCCACTCAGCGCAAAAGAGCAGAAGAAATCCAATATCACGGCTAAAACCCTTGAGAGATTGATAGGTGACATGTTTGACTTCAAGTTTGATGGGGGAGGCAAGTTCACGGACGTCGCAGTGCTAGCGCGTTATGAGCTATCCGATCTCGAAAAACTAGAGGTCTACCAACTTTTCAATGATTGCAAGTTTGGACAAATTGTGGGTAACGGGGGACTCAGCCGGATACTGGAAAAGGATTATAAGATGTGCTGCAATCACTTCTTAACAAGTCCGATTTCAGTAGATCCAGATGAGTAACGGGGCAGGAGGTACAACTCCAATCAACACAGAATCTTGGTCAACAACACCACCAAGAGGACCCCCCGGC